CGGATTACAAGCAACTTGCCACGACCGACAGCCCCACCTTTACAGGTACCGTGACTGTTCCCGCTGCAACCGTAAGCGGTGCAGCAGTAAACAAGGGGCAAATGGATGCGGCTTTAGCATTAAAGGCTAACGATAATGCTGTAGTAAAAACATCTGGTAACCAATCAATAGCAGGCGTAAAGACATTTTCAAGCAGTCCGATTGTGCCGAACGCCGCTGCCAATAACGAAGCAGTAAACAAAGGGCAGCTTGATTTAAAAGCTAATGACAACGAAGTTGTAAAACTTACTACAGACCAAACCATAGCAGGCGTAAAGACATTTTCAAGCAGTCCGATTGTACCTACTCCTGTTAATGCTACGGATGCGGCTACAAAAGGGTATGCAGATAGCGTCACTGCCTATGATAAAGTTATTCGCACACAAGCCGAGTTTGAAGGGCTAATAGATAGTCCCGACTGGTTAGGAGCGAAGTCAGTAGCTATTGTCGGACAGTTTACAGTAAGCAGGGCAAACGGCATAAAGATTCCCTTAACAGTAAAACAGATACACGGGTTTAACGGCGCAAAAATAACCGTTACGGATTTTGTGTATAATCCGACTACGGCAAAAGGCGGTTTGTGGTACGACGCAAGACCAACAACGCCCGATTATAACATACGCGATTTGGAGGTGGACTGTACAGGAGATTTTGGCAACGGGTTTTATAGTTGCACGAACTTAGCGAACTGCACTGGTACAGGGACAGGTGCAATCAGCGGCTACGGGTTTAGGTACTGCACGAACTTAACGAACTGCACTGGTACAGGGACAGGTGCAATCAGCGGCTACGGGTTTATGTACTGCACGAACTTATCGAACTGCACTGGAACGGGAACAGGGGGCTCAACTGGCTACGGGTTTAGTAACTGCACGAACTTATCGAACTGCACTGGAACGGGAACAGGAACAGGGACAGGGGCAGGCTACGGGTTTAGAAGTTGCACGAACTTATCGAACTGCACAGGAACAGGGACAGGGGGTTCAGCTGGTGGCTACGGGTTTTATAATATCGAAATCGCGTCGAACTGCAGCGATGGTAATTCCTCAACAGCTATGTGGGGAGGTACAAATTATGGTATTGACGAGAGCAGTTGCAAGAAGACGAAAACAGAAGCAAACAATACAACACTGAATACGTAATAAGGAGAAACACAAATGACACTAACACCAGAACAAAGACAGTCGCTTGAAGAAGAAATAATCAAGACAGACGAAGAACTCGCGCAACTTATCAAAGACGCGCAAACAATTCAATCGCAATTTAGCGAACAAATCGCACGGCTACGGCTAAAGCAATCCGCACTATTCGCGGCGTTAGAGGAATGAACGAAGAATTGCGCCGTCTAGTAGACGGAAAACGGATGTACTTTAAGTACATCTTTTCTACATATTTAATGAGGTAATTTTATGATTATAAAGAAACTTAGAAAAAACATAGGTACAGTAATAGCAGCATTAGGCTTTCTACTTTTATGTATAGCTACCTTTGGTAATCTTGGTGAGTTCATGACTGATGTTTATTGGGAAAATGTTAAAAACAATATAACATCAATAGGATTTCTAACTATAGCCTTAACACTAATCCAGGTATCTATAAAACAGGGATTGGCAGAACAGGCATTACAGAGTGGTCTTAATACAGAGAATACAACAGAAAAATATAAAGTACACAAAGAATTAATAGCCAAAAATGCAGAGCGAATGATATATCTACCATATTTTTTGCAGATATATAATAAACTCAATACGGTCTTAAAGAAACGCGAGTTTTTGATAGATAATAATTTTTCGTCAGAGAGAATGCTCCTAAATAGTGGTAAAAAATCGCTCATAAGAAAGTATAATAGTATAAAAATACTTATAACTCCTAGTCGTATCAAATGGGCAACTACAGATATTATGTATAATAAACAGGGACAAATTATTACCTTACAAGAACATAGAGCTAAACGAATAGGTTATGCAGTATGTAAATCTATTTTATTTATGTTAGGCATGACACTCTTGACTCGTGGCTTATTTTTTGATGCTTCTACTGAACCAATGTGGCAGAAACTCATAAAATTAGCAACATATATTTTAAGTATAGGTGTGTCGTCTATATTTAGTATAATTAAAGAATATGAAAAAGGTGCGTTTGGTGTTCCTAATGACCTTGATGAAATAAACGAAATATGGATTGAATTTACAAAATGGGAAATACCTGATTGGGTATTAGAAGAAGTCAAAAAATTAAACAACGAAAAGGAGGTAAATGATGAAACAGACACAAAAACAGCAATTGACGGCAGAACAGATATACAAGAAAAACAAGAGAAAGTCTAAGACTTTCTCTATATTAGCACCTATCTTCTTGTATTTAATGCTCATATTAGCGATAATTTTCTTTGCATTGACTATAGAAAATTCTATCGGTAATATAACAGAAATATTGAATCTGTTAGACAAAGACAAGTATAGCGGTGAACAGATAATAGAAAACTATACTTATCTTGTAAATAAATGGGGTGAATGGGAAATAATAGGTGGTGCAGGTGGTCTAAGTATTCGTTATGTTGATGTCGGCAACGCATTATTCTCCGGACTCATGATAACCTATACCTGTTTAACGGCAGCCTCATTGTGTATCGCTTTGCTGTTAGGCAAACTTATATTTCCATTATTGGCTAAAATGTATAAAAATGCTAATGAAGAGCTCGTAGATATGGCAACGTTAACATCGGCTAGTAAAATAGAAGAAATGAGCAAAGCAAGTAAGAAATCCAAATCGGAAGGAGGTTGGTTCTAATGGAAAAGCTCAAAGTAATTATTATAGAAAAATGGCCAGCGATTTTGTCTTATGTGCTAAATCTGGTAGCATATTTTTTATTTCTTTTGTATAAATCTAAATTTAGCAAAACAAAAGATAATATGACAGTACTCTTTAATGATAGAGTAGATAAAGTAAATACGCTTGATACAAATCTACGTACTTATATAGAAACAGAACGCGCTTCAATGAGAAAAGAACTTGCTGTATCAATAGAAGAATACAAAAAATCAAAAGCTGCCTATGAAGCATGTGTGAAAGAGATATCAAAAATGCGTAATGCTGTTATTGAAATAATTGCTGACCAGGAGGAATTCAAAAATGACACCGAGTGAAAAAATTATACAATTAGAGTCTCGAGTAACAGAACTTGAGAAACAAATAGAAGTTATGATGTTAGAGAATAAGAAAGAACGGCGAGAATTGCGAGCAGATTTATCAAGAACGTTGGCAGAGTATAGAGAACTTTTAGTCAATATGAAAGAAGAAATAGAGCGTGAAAAGCAAGATAGACGAGAGAGACGAGCTAAGGCGATTGCCCAATTGAAAAGTGAATAATTTGTATAGAATCTGTATATAATAAAAATAAGGGACTGCAAAACGGCTGGTAACCGCAATTCGTCCAAAAATTACCAAAGGAGTAACAATACATGTTCGGAAATTTAGACGGTGCTAAAGAAATTACTATTAAAGACATTGAGGACTTTCTTAATAGTGATGGAGCTGTGTCACCAGCAGCAGATGAATCTGTTCAAAAAGCAGATGAATCTGTTCAAAAAGCAGATGATGTAAGTAAGGAAAGTCCTCCGGCGACTCAACCGGATTCTGGTAGTAAAAATAATAAAGATACTACCAAAATCACTGAGACACAGGCATTCGCGCATCGCCTTAGGGAAGAAACAAATAAGGTCAGAAGGGAAGAGCGCGATAACATAGCAAAGAGTCTTGGCTACGAAAATTATGCGGCATTGCAGAAAGCACGTGAAGCTGATTTGCTCAAAGAAAAAGGTCTTGACCCTGAAGAAGTGTCACCTATTGTAGAGCAAATCGTTAACAAGCGACTGACCGAAGACCCGAGATTAAAAGAGTTTGAAACTTATAGACAACAGAAAGTAAATGAATGGGCTCAAAAAGAGTTGATAGAACTCAAGGATTTGACAGGTGGCAAGATTTCTAAAATAGAAGATGTACCTAAAGATGTGCTTGAGTTGTGGAAAACGAAAGGTTCACTCAAAGCAGCTTACCTAGAATTAAAAGGTGAAGAGCTGATAAGAGAAATGCGTATTAGTGCTGCGAGTGAACAGAGTAAGGGTTCTACCGGTCATCTTAAGACCCTTTCAGGAGCTGCACCTGTTATCGAAGAAGGTAAAAGACCTTTTACAGAACAGGAAAAAGAAATTTATAAATTGTTCAATCCGGAAGTAACAGATGAACAATTATCAAAAATGTTTAAGCAAAAATAACGGAGGTAAAATCAAATGGCGGTAACACATACTCTCAGAGAGTTTAAGAACGCATATCTGCAAAAAGCTATTAGGCTTGACGATGTCGCAGTTTTTAGTACAGAGTCCGGAGACATTTTCAAAATTGGTCAGGTTGTTAATTTTACTGCGAAAAACGGTACAACGCCTGCCTATATTCAGAAAGATGCCAGTCCGGCAGTAGGCGATTACATTATCGCTCAAGGTGATGATACGGCACTTCCTTACGGTCACGTGCCTGTAGAAGACAAAAACTACAAACCCAAAGATTATGTCGCTGTTACCGAAGATACGGCAATGGACGCATATTCTATCACAAAATCGGTCGTCGTTTACAAAATCACAGACCTTGACGACCTTATCAGTCGCTAAGGAGGTAAAGCACTATGGGAATGATTATTAATATCGACACCGCACTTGCTAACAGAGCGGATTACAATATACTTCGTGAACCTATCAACGATATGTTAAAGAATAAACAAGAGGCCTGGGAGAAACAGAATCCTATTGACCTTTTGTTTAAGAGAGGCACGCTCAATAAGTTCCAAGAAACTTATACCGACAGCATTGGTTTCGCGCATGCATTTGCAGAAACTAACGATTACGGTGTGGCACCTATCTTCAATACGTATGAAGGTTTCTCTAAGACCTATACGAGCAGAACTTTCCAAGGTGGATTCATTATCACGCAGCAAGTTCTTGAGGACCAAGCCTACAATACTGTCAAGAATACTGCGAGCAGATTCATTACCAGATGGCACGGTGACCAGGTTGAATATGCTATGAAAGCCATTGCATCTGGCTTTGGTAAAGAAGTTACGTTCGGTTCTGCAGAAAACGGCGGTACGAGCAGATTGAAACTCACCTCGGCAGATACTACAGACGGTGACCCGTTGACCCCTACCAAGAACCCGCTTTTCTCTAAAGCACATAAGACCGTAAAAACTAGAGAAGCTCCGGCGGTCAGCCAGGCCAACCTTTTTGCAGTTACGGATGGTGCCACTGTACCTACCTATGGTATCGACCTTGCAGGCGATGACCCCGGAAAAATTGCGAAACTCGCAGATGTTATCAATCAAGTTATCACCTATATGGAAAACTTGAAAGATGATAACAATAAATACGCCGGCGTAAATGGTCCCAAGACTATTGTAGCACCTAACGATGCACGTCTTAAGGCCGCAATCGAAACCGCACTTGCGACCGATACTTTCCCGGGCTACGGACTTAACGCCGCCTATAAGAGAGCCACTGCTGAGTTCACACCCTATCTGCGCGATATCGCTCCGTGCTTTGATGCGACCAACAACGTCGCCACCGGTTTCTTCATTGTAGATAAAGCCTATAATGCTGAGAATCAAGGTCTGGAATTCACTCAGCGTGTTGCATTCACCCTGAATGTTGCTGAAAAGAAAAATCCCTACGGCATTTCGTATGACGCTCGTGAAAGATTCGACATCAACGTGTGTTCGTGGAGAGGTATCGCCTTTGTATATATCGGCAATAGTGCAACTCCTGCCTTTAGTGAAAATGCTACTATCAACGATTTCGAGCTTATCAAGCCTATTGATACTCTCGTCAAACCTGTTACTGTTACAGGTGTAGTAACCACAGAGGCTAAATCTTCGACCGAATAGGTTAACTTAATGAGACTATATGAGCCTATCATATAGTCTCATGTACATAGAATGGAGGTTTAATTAATGTACACTTGGGGTTATTTGAAAGAGAACACACTTAATAAATTAAATCTCACTGAGGAAGAAGCCAATTTGCTTGGCTTCCTTTCTCGTTTTCCGTATTATGCTAATGAAGCTATGACACAGATTTGTAGTTCTGTAAAGCCTAAAGATACGTATTTTGAATTGGTTGTAGATGATACCAATGTAAATAAAGTTGTAACACTTCCTAATGATTTTGTAGCATTTGATGATGATGCTGCCGAAATAAAGTATGAAGATTGTTATGAATTTACAGAAGTACATGATGATGAATTACAGTACTTAGGTTACAATCAAGTCATCTGTAAAACAAAAGGTGTATATCGTATACCTTATAAGGCACGCTGGTTTTTCTTTACAAAAGATTTGCAGAATAACGTTGAGATAACGGCACCTGCTGATGTATGTGATGCTATACCTTCTTATATCGTCAGTCAATGCTACAAAATTGATGATGAGAGAAAGGCTGCTATATATCGTAATGAATATGAAATGTTCTTAGCACGCATAGATGATACAACGTTTAAGTCACAGCGTACTTTCAAAATCGGGGGAGGTTGGTAATGCCTAATACTTTTAATAGACAACCTTTTTCCGTATCTACAGGTTATTCCGAAAAGATTGACCACTTTATGCATGCAGATTTTAAGGGTATATCTGATAACAAAAATGATGTTACGGTAGACCAATTTACTTTTGCTGATGCAAAGAATGTTTATGTTGATGAACAAAATATTTTGACCAGCAGACCTCCTTTCAAGTTTTCTGATGGTGAGGCATATATTGTAGACCAATGGACGTTTGGTCCTTATTGTTTACGTTTATATCGTGTTTTAATGACCAAATATACCGGTGATAGTTATTGGCCTTATCTTATAAAACCTACAGATTGGATGCCAGGTGATAATTGGCCCACAGGTCTTGACTCATTAGACAGACCTTTTGGTATACAACCTAGAGGTTATAAAAAAGGTGATGATTGGCCTTATCCACAACCTGTTGATGGTATGGAATATATTGTAACTAATCCGAAAGAATATCCTGTATCTTCTTTGTATTTTACATTTATATTAGAATGTACTACACATGATACTGCAGACTTCGATGATTATATGGATAAATACGTTTGGAAGGTAAATGTATCGTCTATAGGCTGGGATTTTATACCAAAAGTTACCTGTGTTCAAATTGAGGACAAAATTTTTATATGGTTTGGTGGTATAGATTTTATAGCTTTTAACACTAGTGGTATTATTCATACAGATGGTAAAAATTATAAGTATTTTGAAGATGCGACCAAATATCTATACTTTCCTATTCATAAAGTTGTTATAAATGGTATAGAAAGTGACCTAGAAACAAAGAATTTTCTTACAGATAGATACAGAAAACGTTATCAGTATTCTACATTTAGCAGTGTCAATTTCGACAAATTAATCGGCAGAGATTTACGAGTTGGTCTTAATGGTAAAATGACTGATGGTAAATCTAAACATTTATATGATATTAAAGTAGGAGATAAACAGTCTAATATGATTGTTTATCCTTACTCGCCAATAGGTAATGATTATCAGATAGATGTCGTACAAACTCCTCGTACTAATGTAATATTAAAATATAATATTGCACGTCATACTATTGAAATAAGTTTTGATGGTAAATCGTATAGAGTATTACCTGAGCTTAATAATATATTAGGTACACCTATGCTTACGAGAGACGGTCTATATGCCATTGCATTTACAACTCAAGGTGTTGCTAAATGTAAACTTGTAGCACAAGAAACATCTGATTTTGTATCAGAAAATGATGTATTCGTATGGCATATAGATAAATATATGCGTAATACTCCGACATCTATTTCTAATCAAACGGTTGATGAAATTGATGCTTCTTTTATACCTAGTGGTTATTTTGAAACTATAGATAACTTTGCCTATATATTTAAGGCCAAGTCTATATTGTCTACTATTACAGGTGAGACTCAATATTTATATGCACAATGTTTAATTGGTAATGATACCATTTTTATTTGTAAACCTCTTATAACTGTATATGGTACAGATGATGATATAAATTGGGCTAATATATTACCTAGTGATAATATAAAGATACACTTCAGTTATGTTACTCCTACGGTTGAAAGACCTGACTTAGGTCCTGTCATATCAATAATGACGAATGGTATGAATAAATATGTGAATGGCACATTAACTCAACAAAAAGCTGGAATACTTACTTATTGTCTGAAGCGGTATCAAAATAATCTATATCCTGAATTTGTTGTATGTGATGATGAAGGAGTTTACCAAGATGTATCTATAATAGTTAGACACGACGACTGTGTATATTTTGTGCGAGAGTATGCTTTTCCTTGTAGTCAAATGGATATAAAGAATCTGACCACAATTGTAGGTATAGATAAAGTAATATATAAATATGCGGCTGGTTACTCTCTAAAAGGTACAATGTTATATGATAATATCATACATTATTTTATTGACGATAAGGTAATGTATGATGGCAAGGTATATAAATGTATAAAAAATAATAAAGCTACTCCAGTTACAGATACGACCTGTTGGACTAAGATTAGTGATAATACAAACGGTTACGAAGAAACAAAAATATTCGATTCTTATGTAAAAAATAATATAACGTATACAATCGAAGGAGCTGGACTTTCTAGTTATAGTTATGGTGGTCCTATAAACTATGATGGTTATTCGCGTTTCTTCAAAGTTTCTGTAAATGGAGAGAGTATATTAACAGATAAATACTTATGGATTAATAATTCTGTTTTAACCTTACCGTCAAATGGTATGTTATCAAATGTAATAGAAGATAAAGAACGTATAGTCATAAATGATGATGAACTGCAGCTAATTAATCCTATAGATTCAACTGTCTATAGTGGAAACATATATAAGTTATCATCTGATTTGTTGTCTTTATCTGCTGGTTCTATATCATCTGGTGACTGGGTATCATATACTGCAAATGCAGTTACAGAGGCAGATTATCTTAGACCTGGTGAATTTGGTGGTACTCCTGCAGCACCTATAGGTCTAAAGAATAACAGGTTCCTTATAGATAAAATCGCAGCAGATAATGGTAATTGGAAACGCATTTCTGGTAATATTAAGAGTGGTGACCTAATAAGATTAACAGCTTATGCAGTATATATTACTGTACCAGCTGGCAATCCTGGTAATCCGTTTAATGTACAGATGACTATACAACCTTATGAGTATCCTGCCGCACCTACCGGTTGGCAGGTTGGTGATGATTGGCCTACTGATTGGCCTGTACATAAACCTTTAATACCTACATCAGATAATACTGTAAGATTATGGGCTCCAGGAGACCCTTTACCTACTGGTAATATACGAATTTTTGGTATAGCCAATATTGTAAAGAAAACTAGACCATTAAAAGTAGATACCAATGGTGTATGGTACAATATAGATGGTACTCTATGGACCTCTGAATTGACCGAAGGTAATATTGTAGAACTTGATGAGTATATAAATGATGTAAATGTACGCACAGATGTGCCAGATTGTTTTGCTACACTAAACGAACATTATTTCTCGTTTACTACAAAAGAAGGTCATAATTTATTAGAAGTTACATCTACTCGTAGAGATGAAGAAAGGTTCTTTAATGAGAAGACTATGGACTTTCTTTTGTATTTACCAGAGAGAAATGAACAGAAGTTTGCTAATAAAATAACAAACATACATCCATTATCTGAAAATACTATGGGTATATTTACTGAGAATGATATATGGTATGTACAATCTGTAACACTGAGCGATGATACAATAGCATACACGAAACCTATAAAATCTAAGATACCTGTAGGTTGTAGAGAAGGTGATGACATAATAACCGCTTTAGACGGTAAAGCATTAATCTTTCCTACGGCTCGTGGTCTTGCCGCAATGGCACCTGAAAACTTTATCGCTACAGATGAAAATACATTAAGTTATCTATCAGATACTATTCAAGACAAATATAACAGATTATATACAGATGTGGTTAAAAATGTATCATTTGTACCTAATGATTTTGAGACCGGTTATAAATCTGCTATCAAGATATTGACCTATAAATATTGGATACTTGTATATAAATATATGAGTAGAGATATCTTGGCTTTTGATACTCGTAGTGCTACTTGGTGGAATTGGGAAACACCTTATCCAATAAAGTCAATGACCGTAAATTCTAAATTGTACGTCTTAATGGAAGTTGATTTTACACCGCTTATACCTTATACAAATCCTGAGGTTAGAAAAGATAACGCTTCTATGTTAGGCGTATCTTTTGTATTTGAGGATGAGTATAAAGATGTTACTTATTATGACGACATTGTAGAAAATAGTATAAGTGGTGTAAGTAAATCTATATATGAAAATGAGTTTGTAGGTAACAGACGTGTAATAGAATATGCTTCACCTATAATAAATTGGTATATACTCAGTCAAAAATTACATTTTAATAACATAAATAATTACAAAAGTGTTTATGGTATTAATATAAATTTGATAGGTAATGAAAAACTTATAGCTAAACTATCTACCAAGATATATCGTGATAAGTATCATCCTGAGAACAATGTCAACTTAGAAATAGATGTAAATGAGATACGCACTTTTGTAAAAAGGTTAAATCTAATGCACGTTATTCGTTTTCAGTACAAATTTGAAAATGATAGTACTCTAGATAAAATCTTACAGAAACCATTAAAACTAAACTCATTATCTATTAAGTACGCTATAAAGGAGGGGATACGCTAATGGCAATACAACATGGCATTAATATATTGTCAAGTGATATGCGTAATATACTTGAGAAAAATAACAAGCAACAAAATGGCGTACGTACCTGGCGTCAATTATTCGGCAATGCTTCATTAGGTTATGAGAATCAAGCAGATTCATTAAAATCATATTACAGTGAGGCAATGGCACAAGCCTATAAGAGTAATTTGGCACGACAAAATAATATAATGGGTGCAGGTTTGAATGTAGGTGCTACTAACGAATTAATATCTCTTAATAGACAAAATCTACAAGATACCTATAATAATTATATTAAGAATTATGCCGCAAATCTAAATACAGCAGCTACAGCCTATAATACAGAAGTGTCAAATATTGATAAAGGTCTTACAGAACGTTCCGAGAATTTTGCAAAATTGTACAATTATGCATATAACTATTTGTCAGAAGAACTATCTAGTTCTGTTGATTCTACAGCAAAGAATTATCTTGATGCTAACAACATGAGTTGGATGTATGAAGGTAAAGGCACAGATAGAAAATTAGCTTCTTGGAATAATATTGCCAGTAAATTAAAGAATGATGATGGCAGTCTGAATGAACAAGGAAAAGCTTTCTTTGACCAAATATTCAATGCTAGACCTGAAGGATTCAAAAAAGATACCGGTGACAATACGAAAACATTTGGTGAATGGCTGAGTGAAAAAGATAATGATTTGTATAACTGGTTAGTTAGTCAAGATTCATTCAATTATACTTTTGCAGGCACGAATTTAGGTACTGGAAATGTTATAATTGGTAGAGAAAGTACTAATGATGCTTATAATAAAGAGAATTATATTGATATCACTGATATGGATGCATTTGCTAATCTGAATATAGATGATAGAAAAGCATTAGATTCTATAGCGGCACTAGACGCGGCAAAGAAAGCCTATGAAGAAAGATTGGCTTATGACAATGAAGTAGTAGGTTATGGTCCACGCGGAGAGGAGATTACCAGAGGACAACAATATGCAAATCGTGACCGTGGATATAATATCGACAAAATAAAATTAAAAGGTAGCGTAGAAATTGCAAAAAAGAATGCTGTGGATGAATGGCAATCTTATCAAAAGAGTGTGAAGGAACAATATACGAAATTAACAAATTTGTTCAAGTCAAAAATATCAAGCGAAACATACTCAAAATTCAATAATGATAATGAAGCTTTGTTAGCCGAATTTACAGATACTGTAAACAAAATGAAGCAGAGTGAATTAGCCTCAAAAGACTTAATAGATAAGTGTAAAGAATTATACAATAAAATCTATAACAATATGATGAGTGTGTTAAAACAAAAATCTGACGCTAATAAGAGGAAAACATCTGGCTTATAATCTTTCTAATATATAATAATTTTCAATGATTATTATATGATAGAATATTCGAGAACAAACTAAATCTGAATCTATTATATATGAGAGAATCTATAGCGATATAAATTCTCTCTATATAATAAAGATATTTTCAATCGGCGAAGAGCCGAGTACAGGAGGTATGAAATGAGTTTACTTTATACAGAGGGACTGCTTAAGCAGTACAACAAGGGACAATCTATTGGCACAGAACCAGAAACGACTGATAATGCCAATAGATTTTTTAGTGATTCATACTTAAATAAGTATGACGTTTTATATAATAAATATAAAGACAATAAAAACTTCGATGTCAATATGTGGCAAGATGCATTTAAGAATGGCGACCAAGATTCTTATCTCGCACTTCTTGAGCAGAACAAAGATACGCAAATGAGTAAGGAATTCTATGATTCACAGTATTATGACTATGAGACTATGATGCTTGAATTATATAAACCGCTCGCAAATGCTACCAATGAAGAAGAAAGAAAAATACAAGTCTATGATGCTACACAAAACAAATATGTAGAGCAGAGTCTTGGTAAAATGAGCGACCAACAGTTCATTCAATATCAACTCAATGAGGTACGTAATAATCGTAAAAAAGAAATAACTCGACAGTTAGAAGAAGATAGAAAAAAGCAACTTGGCTGGTGGGGCAAATTTGGTCACGATATTGCTGCCACACTAGGTGAATTTGGCGAAGGTGTACTTGTAGGTCTTTCAGGTATATTAGACGTTGTTATAGCGCCTTTCTACGCAACTGATGCTGCTAGTTCTGGTGAAAAAAGTTGGTTTGAAAATTGGCTTGATGCCTTTGTAGATTACTTCGGTTCTCAAGGTGTTACGGCTTTAGAAAAGGCTACTATTAGAGCAGCCCTTGATGAATATGAGCGTACAAATACACATTTTAGAGATTTAGATGGTAATATCACAGGTATAGGCAAATATGTTGCTGGTATAGCTAACTCAATAGGTATGATGGTACCGGCGATTGTAGCCAATGCCTTAATACCTGGTGTAGGTACCGCTACATTTTATGCCTCTATATTTAGTGGTAATATGTACGATAATGCCAATAATCCTGAAACTGTCGGTAGTCCTAGTTGGTTAAAGATTTCAAACGCCGCGATTAAAAGTAGTGCAGAAGCAGTAATTGAATGGGCTCTTGGCAAATTACTTGGTGGTACAATACAGAACGCTGCCTTAGGTCTTGCTGGCAAAAGTGGTATTGCTGCATTCAAGGGTATAAGCAAAACCGCTGGCATTAAGTATTTATTCAAATCTGCAGCACAAGAAGGACTCGAAGAATTTTTGCAAGATTTTAGTACCAATCTTGTAGATAAATTTACGGATATGCTATATGAAGGATATGGCAATACAGGTGTTACATTCCAAACACTTATAGACAGTTTTTGTATAGGTGCGCTTTCTTCTATATTTATGTCCAGTGGTCAAGTCGTTCTTCATTCGACTTCTTCTGCTATTCGTAATATGAAAGAACCTGGTTCTGGTGATTTGTTGATTGAAACTAAAGATGGACCTAAGAAAGTAAGAGGTTTTACGAAACTTTACTATAGTTCTATCTTGAGTGATTTCCAAAAAGCCTTAGAAGATTTAGGAAGCGGTAAACTAAAGGTTAAAGAAAATATAAAGCTCGCACAAGAAGTTTACGCAGCTATGTCTGTAATTGCTCAGTACTATTCATCTTTCAGCCCAGACCGTGTAAAAGTGTGTGAAGCACTTCTGAATCGTGTAATAAATGCTGAAAAAGAAGTATTTACAAAAAGAATGCATACAGAATTAGAGCACGATGATAAAGCTATATCTAAAGTAATAAACAGTAACAAAGATTTGAAATCACAAGTAAAAATATCATCCAGAGAAAAAGCAAAAACATTTTCGGTTATTGTTGATATTACATTCCGTTCTATGGTAGGTGGAGTGGCTCTTCGTCATGCAGAGAAAATTAAGAAAGTTGCAGAAGATAAAGAAAATGTATTCAAAGAGAATGGTGTTACACAAGTAACAGGTGCTATAGATACTGATGGTGTACGATATAAAAAAGACCCGGAAATGGCTGAACTTGAAGAACGTCTTGGTAAAAAGGCTGCAGACAATATAGAAGAGCTTCGTAAAGGTTATGAGTTTGTCATTACTACTGATGGTCATATTGCCGTTGAACAAGATGGTTATCTTTTTGTATCTGAAGCATGGTTACAGAATTATACCTCTACTGAAATATACAAATATCTTGAACAGACAAAAATATTAGAGACACTCGCTACAGAAGAGGCATTTGCACCTATGCTTAAAAAGCTTATTGCTTTTGATAAAGAATTTACAGGTCAAGAAGATGTTAATGCTGAGCGTGCTCTCATGGACCTTTTGTTTAACAAATCTGTATATCAAGCATTTCTTTTGTCACATAACGGTGAGAATGTACATGAGTTTAAGGCGTTTATATTCCAGTTACATGATATAATTAAATCTCTTGCTAATAGGTCTGCCTATCATCAACAAAAGTTCAAAGGCAAACAATCTCAAAAGCGTATAAATTTACTTAATCAAATATACGAGAAGATTAAAGATACTATGCGTGAGCCTACCATTAAGGCTATTCTTTATTGGCACTTTGACCCGCAGACTATTGGTGCAGATAGTGTATTAACGGCCAGAGACCTTGACGTTATAAATCAATATGAACAGCGTCGTAGAGTTTTGGCTAATGTGGGTAAAAACAAAGATTCTTCTGCCTATGAAAATCTTGCAGAAGATATTATTAAAGCTGGAAAATTTAATAATGAAGAGTTGGCTCTTATACGCAAGGTTATAGAAAACGAAACAGAGATTACAGACAAAGAACGTACTCTTGTCAGATTATTACTAGATGAAGCCGATTGTCGTATGACAACCTATGATTTTGAAAGACCGAATACCTACGTTCTGGAATCACTTTCTGAGAGACTGATTGGTGATATAGGTCGTGTATCTAAAATAGATGATTCAACAACTCATGAGCTTTTTAATACAAAATTCATAACTTGGAAATCGCTTGCCAAAAATATCATAGAAGAATTGGCTAGGAACAGAGCCCGTCTAGGCCTTTTTTCTACAGATTTCCAGACAAATATAGATAATATTACAAAAGATTTGGGTAGATTGTATGATGGTACATTCGTAGATAATGGTAAAACCAACACGGAGAATCTTAAAGAACTTCTAACAAAGTTATCAGATTTGATTAACAAAGAAGTAGAGCACTTTTCTAATACACAAATAAAGAAAAGAACAGATGTAGGTCTTGGTGCATTTACCATTCCTTATCAAGCGATTTCTGCTTTAAACGAAAATAACATAGCTGAAGCACAGATGATAACAGATGCACTTAATGAATTTGAACACACCTATGGTATTTCTTTTAGAGAATTGATAATAAATGGCCCGTGGACAGAATCTAGTGTACGAACAGGTATAGATAAATTTATTGAAGAAATGCGTGCATTTCGTATGTCTTATCTGGCTTTTGCCATCAAAAAACTAGAAAACATGCTAGGTAATAAATATATTGTAGTGATTAGGTACAAAGATGACATACCATACGATTTTTCTCTTGTTAAACAAATACCCGCTGAGACTTTATTGTCACGTGATATTCTTAATGAAGATATTGATATTCGTAACGCAATCTTTAGACAAATGCTTATTGAAGACAAACGTACATTAGATGAATTCATCGATATAAGCAAATTTCCGTCTGAGGTACAGTCTGCGCTTAAAAACATATCTATATCATTTACAGACATAGACTATGACACAACACAAGGGGCGTTTGATGCTGAAAATAATACCATAATCATAAGTCCTTCTTATTCATCAAATTATTTTGCAACTCTTGTACACGAAACAAATCACGCCTTACAAAGTGTCTATAATTTACCAAATGGTTTTAGTCCAGATGATGCTTTCGCTATGCCAGAATTTTTAGCCTATGTCGTAAATAATTACACTCAACATGTAAATTATGTCTTACGTCGTGAAGGGTATGCAGATTTCTTCTTTGACAATAAAAAATCTGTAAGCGTCAAAGACATAAAAGCTTTACCCATTTCTGTAAGAGAGAGCATATCATTCTGTGCATATAAACTCGTACAAGGAGAAATCTGGGCAAGAAGTTATTCACACAATATTGGTCCGGTACACGGTTTTGTTCTTCAGAAATTATCAAACGGTGGTCGCATTATATCACCAGATGGTAAACACACTTTTAGCTTTCAGTTTGCGCAGAGTCCACAATCTAAGGCTGCATCTACAAAGGCTGTGGCAGATGCTGCTCTTGATATAGCAGTACAAAAATTATTCCTGTTAAAAGCACACCAAGAAAGAGAAGGTTATAAGAGTACATCAAGAAATACGTATCATAGTTATTTCAATAAAGGTTCTACAACTGAAATGACACAAAAATTGATGCGTTCTGATTTACCTTTGTTTACAAGACATACGGTTAAATTAGACGGTGTGATTAAAAATCCGACAGAGTATTTGTCACCTGAAATACTTGAAATGTGTAATGGTGACTTTTCTGAGGGTAACGTATTTTATCGTGTTAAAGAATATGTAGAAACTAATTATGAGGGTATCTCTATAGACCGTAAAGATATTACGCATGAATATATATGGGTAAATGATAATGCTTTCGATGATTTGCTTCTTACTTCTATACGTGGTAAAACAGATAGCAATGATACTTCTCTTGTAAAACAGTATGGTACAGGAGAAAAAATTCCTCTAACTAAATTTTACTCAGAAGGGCAATTGGCAAAACTTGGTATTCATCCAAATGCCTTTGTAGTAATAGCCTCAAATGTTGTGACAGAAACCCGTTTTGATGAACAACATCGTGTGGGTGCTATATTCATTAAGGCTGATGAGAATACAACTGATTCAGAGATTATTGATAAACTTAATCATGAGTTTAGACACATCTTACAATATTATAACGGGTTTGAAACAGGTTTCACACCTGACTTCAAAGTATCAAAAGAAATGATTGCTGATGTTAAAAATCATGTGCCTGGATTATTTACAAACGAAAGTATTGTTCGTTGGGCTAAGACGCTGCATAAAGAACAATGGGAAGAAGCAATCGTACAAAGATTCGTATATTTCTCTGTCGGTGGTGAAATTAATGCCTATGGATTTAGAGCTTCAGAACTTTATGCTAAACCTACCTTTGTAAATAAAGAAGCAGGTAATCCTACGATTTTCTTGCCTTGGTATGATGCAAAAACTGGTGAAGGTCGTCATACTACAGAGTTCTTAGCAATGCGTGCTGATGACACAAAAACAAATAAACCTGATATTAGACTCACACTGCCTAAAGCTAAGAAAGGTCCTAAGTACACTTCTGTAAAGGTAGACTCAATAGAAGATACTATTGAGAAAACATATGTCTATGATACTAGACGTGATTTTTCATATAAAAAAGCCAAAGGCACAAACCTTGAGTATTTCATTGTAAAAGGTCAACGTAATCAGATGGACCCGGATTTGCAAGATTTTGTCATCGCTACAACTGGGCATGAAGATAAGCTTCCTGAAGAACTCGTTTATGCTATAAAGAATCATACTTTAACAAAACAAGCATTATTCAAATGGTTTAGACAGGTTGACTCTAAAAAGATAAATGACTTTACATTTGACCTGTTGAACAAATATATATTCAAAAATAATTATATAAGTAATATGAGAGAGCTTGATGCTATTATAGCGAGAGACCCAAGTTTCTATTGGGCTGCAGCTCAAGTATTACGTAAAGAAGGTCTTTCGCTTGAGGCACTTGTTACTGATAATGATGTAGAGAAATTCTTGACATTTATTGACAGTATAGAAGGAAGTAAATGGAAAGAAAAAATTGCTAAAAAGCAGACCGAATTTAATACTCAGTGGATTGAAACAAGCAAAGGCAACTATGAAAAAGTAGATATCGATACCGACTATCGCATAGACGGATATATGCGTGTATTTACTATGCAATGGTTTGATGGTACACTTGCTGGTGCATTTTATATGGCAAATGCTTATCGTAAAACAACTAGAAAATATGAAGAAGAACAACGTGGTGTCTTATCTATTAACGCACAGCAGAAAGGCGAAAAAGATACTTCTGCCGCTGAAGATATTCTTACTACAAAAAATAAACTCGTAGAAAATAATTCGGTAGGAAATGATATTATAGCCATATATGAAGAGAGTCATGTCACTACTGACGATATGATTAAAGACTTAATTAAATACAAATATTCACAAAAGGTAGAAGATGTAGTTAATTTGTTTAATGTATCATCTGAATTAAAAGATAAGATGCGTAAAAAATTATCTGATTATAATGAGGTTAAAGATTACTTTACAAAATTGAGTAAGAAAAAAGATTTGACTGATGTTGATAGAGTAATGCTCAAAGGACTAAAGTCTTTATTTACAGAAATTATATTCTATCAGAAAGCACTTTCTAATATGACCAGTGAAGAAATCGCGGCACGTTATGCAGATGTAAAAAATGCAGAATTGACAGATACTAAAGTTCCTGATGCTGCATTAGATGCAAAAACTAAACAATATAAACAAACACGTGTTGATATAGTTGGACGTATTAAACGTAGTGCTAAATCTCTATTAAAATTGGTGAATGAAGGTAAAGTAAAATTTACAGATTTACCACAAGAAGTACAAGATATGTTCCAATTTGTAGATGCTATTACAGAAACAGGCAAAAAGACACAAGTTAGAGAATTAAAACCTGAGGTGTATAGTGTTGGTAGAGGTCGTAATAAACTTCCCGGAGAGACCGATAAAATCAGTAGATTAAATTATGTACCTAAGCATGATATTACAAAGGGTAATGAGGCCTTTAGACATGACACATCTACTATTCGTGCAAATGATGAGTTACTTCGTAATACACTTGATGCTGTCAAAAAATATGCAAAGCAGAAAGATAATACGGTTAAAAAAGCCGTAACTCGTGGTGAACAAGCTTCTAGAACACTCGCAAATATTATGCGTACAAAAAATGTACCTAAAGAAAATAGGCTAAAAGAGACTGAGTTTAAGATTAAGAAAAGACAATTCAGACCTAGCGATAAATCTAACATATTTAATATTATATCTAGTATAGATATGCCTCATGTATTATATGGTCTACTCGACAAATCGTTTGAAGAATTTGCCGATACAGAAGTACAATTTGCTAGCCGTGATAAAAATGGTCAATTGTATGATAAAACACAATTCAAAGATGGTGAATTTGATAGTCGTGTAAAACACGAAGTATCTAATTGGGAGGCTTTCTATGAGGCAAATCGTGAAACACTTTTATCTTTGACACGTAAGGACGTACTCGATATAGTAGAGTTCTTCCAAAGAGGTGTAAGTACAATAGATGGACCAGCAAATAAACTGGCTGCGTTTGAAATCTTCTTGTTAGGTTATATTGTAGATGGTGCCCGTCATAATTTTAACAACTGGAATTTCTCTGATGCTGAAATTGAGATGATTGAAAAATTGTACGAGGCAAAAGCTAGTGCGCATGGTTCTGGTCTTAATGCTGTACAACAAATGATTAAAGTCGTAAACCCAATGAGAAAAGTTAGACAGCGTATGTTTGATGATTGGGATGCTATAAGTGACCATGATAAAGATGAACTCATTGCTGCAGTAGAAAGTTTACAGAATGAGAAAGACGCAGAACTTCGCAAAATAAAGGTCAAAAAGGTACAAGAAATGCTTAAAGATTTTGGTAAGCGTCAAAGAGAATCTGACAAACTAAAAACTAAGCGTTGGAGTAAAGGCTGGTGGAAGAATTTAGGTGGTAAAATTAAATCATATAGATATATGTCTATGTTATCGAGTCCTATGACCTGGATACGTAACGTCATATCTAACGTTATAATTACCGTCTTTAATAAGACAAGTGATGTAATTGGCAGTATAGTCTTCAGTCGTAAAGGTTATCGTGAGGACCAATGGAATCTAAATAAGGTTAAGATAAGTGCAGAGGTAAAGACTTTCATTGATGAAAACATACTTAAGAATCCGGTGTTCAAACCTTTGTATGATATGACTAATAAATATGACCCTAGACCTAGTAAGAATACAACTAAGGAAAGAAATTTACTTGTATCACTAATAGCAAAAGCTTATGAAAAACAATATGCAAAAGAAAACCGTTTTGACAGTAAGGTTATGAAGAATGTTTCTAAATTTATTGACAAAATGATTAGTGATGAATACTTTGTTAAATTCGTTGCAGGTCGTTATTTCGGCAAGATGTTGACTTTAGAGATGGAGAAAGGTAAGATAGATTTGTCTAAAGGATTGACTGATGAAGTCGCAAATTTATTTGCAGAAAGTGTTATAATGGCTAATATTGAGTATATGCATAAGCGTTCGTTTATGGCAGATATGCTTGATGGTATTCGTGATAAACGACCTGTATTGTATGAGGCATTAACTTTCTGGCAACCGTTCTTGAACTCTTCGTTTAACTGGTTTGCTGAAGCCTTTAAGTATACACCTTTCGGTCTCGCGACATCTATTATAAAAATGACACGACTTGAGAAACAAATAGAAAAACTCGATGCACGTCGTGCAAAAGGAGAAATGGTGGTAGATAATCGTGTCGCTGAGTTCTTGATAAGACGTGACGTAGGCAAAGGTATATTAGGTTTGGTACTTTCTGGTTTTGGTATATTACTCGCTTCTATTGGTCGTATTCGTATAGACGAAGATGATGACAAATTCTATATGTATATTGATGAACAACTTAAACTTGATATAACTTCTCTATTTGGTTCTTCTTCTGTTTTAGTAGGTGCATCTGTTGCACAATTATGGGCGAAAAAGATAAACGGTGATTCTATTAAGTTTGAAGAAATGTTATCTATATTAACAGATACTATGCTTGAAGGATTCTTTGCTGTAGATATTCTTGAGCGTCATAAATGGGGAGGTACCTGGGATGATTTGTTAACAGAAATAGAAAGTGTGCTTCGTTCCTTTGTACCTCAGGTATGGCAGGTTATTATAGCTACAACTAATCAACAGAATATCCGTTATACAAAAGGTATGGCTGGTATGTGGGAACGTTGGTTAAATACGTTTGTACCTACACAACCTCTTGGTAATCGTAAAATTAATCCATATACAGGTGAAGTAGAAGATAAGTATGCCTTACCTATCATAGGAGCACTTTTACAAAAAGGTGTGTTAGGTCCGAAAATCTACTGGACAGAGATAAGTGAAGAAGAACGTTTGGCTCGTGAATTCAAGGTAAACAAAACACAATTAACAGGTGAATTTACCGTAAATGGTAAACAATATGAGCTTGATGATATACTTCTCAATGAGAAGTATGGTCAACTCAACAAAGAAAGTCTGGCAAAAATAAAGTCCCAAAAACATAACGTTCAGATGCCGAATGGCAATTACAAAACGCTGTCTTGGGACAATATGACGGACGAACAACGAGCTCGTGTTATATCAAGAACTATGACACAAAATGCAGAGTATGCAAAGATTTATATGTGGACACAGGTTATGAACAAGAAATTCTATACTTCTTATTCTATGTTACAGACATTGCGTAAACTCGGTATCACGAAGAACGTCTATCTCGGCGATAAAGGTTTTTTAGAATAAAAGTATTATGAATGCGCTCTAAATCTTCTGTACTTGCCAGTACGGTCAGATATTCTCCGGTTAAAGGGCACCTCAATTCGAGGTGCTCTTCATCTTTTGCTATCAAGGTCATAGCTCTTGTCATGCCATAGCATTTATCTATTAGATAATTACAACACTCTTTCCAGGTCATAAAATCATAAGGTGAAAATGAATCACCGATTACTAACAGATTACCTTCAATTATATTTTCACCACGCTTTATTGTCGGACGATTAATATAAGGCATAATATTCTCCTTAATGATTACTATCTATGTATTCTAATATATAATATCATTATCCTGAATAATCTATCGACAGACTCTATTCTATTAAGATATTATATATTAGAAATCGCTACAGTGATGTTCTAATCGTTTTCTTTCCAGATATCTAGGGGTATTAATTTACCGTTTACAACCTCATACCACGGTGCGTCCAGCATTTCATATGTTTTATTTATATACCACATATAATCTATATCATCTCTGAACTCATCAATAGTGTGTATTGACAAATCTTCATTTATCAAACCGCAATGTGGTGGACATCCAGGAGCCTTGTACTCTTTTAATTCACCTTTCACGATTTTGGTCTTTTTGATTTCACCAAAGGCTTTATTCATTGAGGCGTAGGCTCTATTACATCTGGGTAATATTTCATCAGGTCTACCGTCATTAAATTTACGACGTATTCCACTGAATGAACCTTTATGGCAAGTTATTATGAATTTACTTATATCGCTTTCATTATAGATATGTTCTACAATATCTTTGCCGTGAGTAATATATTCTATCATAGCTTCTCTACATACATAGCTGTCAAGAGGTCTAACTCTATTGTATCCAGGTTGTTGCATATCAGTTACAAAGAAACCACCTTTTGTTTTAACCTTACCATTCTGTTTACCCATGATATAATTATTTACATCACGCTGCCATATTTGATACTCATTCTCAAACTCGAGCGGTATTTTACATTTTTCTTCCCATTGTTTGCCGATTTCATACATTAAATCTTTGTACTCATCGCGAATGTAAATCAATATACCGTCTGTATTTGTTTGTATTATCCTTATATTGTTCTTGCCGATACTATTGTACAGATTATTTGCAAGAGCTGTAAGTAATAATTGACCTAAACGGCAGGTGTATGTTGTCATATAAGGGTCGTACAAATCAAGATACTTATTCCCAGAAGCACCATAAGTCGTATTAAGAATTAATTTGTACGCTTGTGAGGTTTCTTTTGCATTCTTGTAATTAATGTACTCTTGCTCTGGTGCATTTTCCGGATGTTTACCATACTTATCTTCAAACGGACCGATAACAGCTTTTAACTCTAACCTTGTTTTTATAAGATTAGCAAATTTAGATGGGTCAGGAATAGTTCTTGACAGTCCATTCCAATTTACCATAAGATTCGGATAGAATGAACCAGCATCTATGTTTATGAGTGACCAACCATTACCTGTCTTTGCATGTAGAAACCATGCCGTATATTTTGTTTTGTTACTTATTTCGGCAGGTCTTACAGGCACAGAGTGTATACCACCATTACTGTATGATACAATGTTTTCAAACAATACAACATCAACTTTCTCAGGACTTGAGCACAAACGATTTACTATTGACGATGGCAGACTGTACGCAATGTAAGATTTTAACTCATTAGGTATTTCAATATCTTGTCTTTCTGCATCAGGGAATGATTTTCTTACTGCATTAAGTGCTCTAGCAGATAGATTAGCATTTGTAGATTTATAACATATATCTATTGGTAGATTGAACACTTTACCTACGAGAAGTTTCGTCGCGATGAACGGCTTTAGAATAATCTTGTAGAACATCATACAAGACCATACATCGTGTTTACAATAACTGATTATATCTAATTTGTCCATTTCTGACAGATTTGTTTTGTCAAATGGAACGCTGCTCTCACGAATATCCAATTGCATGCAGGCCTCTTTTTCTTTGAGTGAACCAGTATTATCATCAAGCATATCTTGATAGATAAAATTGTTATACTTCTTTTTAGCAAATGGAGCGATACGCATATATTCTGGCGATTCGTATTGCTTTTCAGGATTGATTATAATATCGCTAAGTATTTTAATCTGTCTAGGTGTAAAACCATTTGCTATACCGTTCAGAATGATATTGTCATAATACTTAATATTATAACCCATGTTTACATAATTTCTATCTGTGACAATAGACAATAGTGTTTCTCTTGCCGAAGAATCATCACTTGTAATGACAAAGAATTCATCTTTTATACTTTCTGGTATATGGTCATCTTGTGGATATCTACCTATCACACAACACCACCACTCCGGGAATACCTCGAAGTCAAACATTTGTTCTTTCAATGCTTTCATACTCATTTCCTCACATTAAATTGTTTAGTCGCTATGATTAGTTTTATCATTTCTGTTTGCAAATTTTGTTCTTCTTCTTTTGTAAGAACATCTTTTTCTTCTGGTGTTTCTGTCAAGATTGATTTGAGTTCGTTCAAAGCATTCGTTACTTTGCTCATACTACTAATTATTTTGTCATATAATCTCATTAGAACGGCGTCTCCAATAATTCTTGTTGTGTTGGTGGTTTTCTTCTTGAGAAGATTTGCTGTGATGCTCTACGTTCGTTTCCAGTAAAATCAATTTCTACATTATATAGTGCGCACATGTCTTCTTTGAAGGTCATTATAGATGGCAGTCTCATATAGTTATTCGCCTGTGCCCATTCTATATACATTGTGTATGTAGCCAATACAGGTTTCTTATATATGTCATTCAATGTTATATTTTCTTCATACAACCATTCATTAAGTGAACTTTGACGACATTTGAATTTACGTAATAATTCTTTTTCGCTTTGACTGATACGAAATTGGCCTTCTTGCAGCGCAATACCTACCCAGTATACGGCTTTATACAAAAAATATTCCATATCTCTTGCTGTCAATTTGTTAAGGAATAAAGGGTCAGGATTTTTTATTTTGTTATCGAGTTCGATTATAACCATACGTCTGTATAGACCTGAGGTTTTATCGAGTATTCTCGGCAACTTATTACAGGAAAACATACAGGTTGCAAAGGGAGTGAACGTAACAGGTTCTTTGAATATCTGTCTTACTGTTATCTCATTACCTGTTACTAATGATTTGAATCTACCTGTATTTTCAAGTACTTTTCCATCAACCGCGTCGTCGTCTATGTTCACCAATTTGCTCAACAGAGTCGCAAGATAATAGTCATTATCCATTTTGTCTATACCTACACGGGCTCTATTCGTTTCACCTAACATCTTTACGATAAGGTCCTGGAATGTAGATTTACCTGTGCCGCCTTCTCCTTGAAAGATGAAGAACTTACCGAAGTAATTCTTTTTAAGTAAGCAATAACCTGCTATTTGATACAAAAATTGTTCTTTCATAATATTTACAGAACCGTCTCTGTTAGCAGAGATATGTGCCATGAACTCGTCTATCTTTGGACTATGAGGTGGGTCTCCGTTATAACACCAAGGTATTGCGATTGTGTTCTTTTCTTCTTTATTAGGTTCGCTCAATTCACCTGTTACGACATCAAGTATGCCATTTCCAACAGCTATCTTGTGCCAAACCTTGTCTATCTCTTGGGGTTCTACCAGAGTTTTGAGTGCTAGAAATTTCATTATTTCTTGTCTGCCAGTAGCAGGTATATTACTGCTTATCTCATAATGTATTAGACGTTCTATATCTATATCACGTAAAGGTTTGTAATAAGTTTTATCGAACATGTAATACTGTTTATAACCTACACACATTATGTCAAATTCTCTTGTTATTTTATCGGCCACTGTATTATAAATGTTTTCTTTCTCAAGTACATTTAATTTTACCTTGTCACCCTTTTGTCTGTGCTCAACATCTGTCTTTCGTTCTTTTACAACAGAAGCTTCCATTTCTGCATCTTTCAAAGGAACTTTGAATAAATAGGTGTTTATCAATTCAAGAGCTTCTCTTATTTCTTCATTTGTAAGTTTATTACTTTGTAATAATTTTGTACGCCATTTGAAGAGCGCGGTGTTTCTGCCATCACCATTACCCATGCCTATAAAAGTCTGTATCTGATTTTTGGCTATCATTATAGGCTTTAAGAATGACGGTATTTCGTCAATATCTTTTTGCCATGTTCCCCATGACCTATGAGGGTCATTAGTAGGTAGAATTATGTAACCTTTTTTATTTGCTCTATGGTCTACTGTTATACCAAGAGCGCATTTGGTTACTGCATCAGAGGGGATAGATAGAGTACTATCTTTGAACAAGAGATGAACACCTCTACTTGTTCTGTTATAAGAATAAGCTATACCTCGTTCATTTAATATACGCAAGATATTCTCTGCACTATCAGGATGGTCTTCGTTGTCTACGTCTACAACTACATAACCTTCTGGGATAATCCAGCCTATTCTAAACCCGGCATCTGCATATCTACAGGCTTGTTCAAACGTTAGAGGTGCAGAGCGCCACTGCGTGAGTGGCGCTTTGTTCTCATATCTGCTGTCGTACTCTCTAGTAGCCCATAGTTCTGCATCATACTTTCGTATTTGTACATAACCACAATTTGGGTATAGTTGATTAATACGTGTCAACATTTCATCCATTCTTTTGCTCCTTATTTATAGACATTTCTTTATGCTCATGTAGAGGTCATGCATCTTTTGTTTATTTTGTACGGCGAGCCATATTTGCTTTTCAACAGTATCTTTATGTTGTAATACTATTATTTGTGTTTCTCTCTTTTGTCCAAGTCGCCAGCATCTGTGTATCATTTGTTTATACTTTAGAAACGAATAATCTAATGTATAGAAGATTATCGTGCTGCAGTTATCTTGTAGATTGAATGATTTACATTCACCACATTGTAACAATAATACATCAAAAACATTCTGCTTGAATTTCCTGATATCACTTGTTGCTCTATTACCAAATTTTGCAACGAGTTCTTCATAGTCTGCTATATATTTATACACTATAACACATCTACCTTTTGCTACATATTCGTCAAGATAATCTAGCTTTTTATTTCTATGATATCTGTGTATATTATCTGGTAGATAAATATAACCGTTACATACTTGATGTGCTTTTGATATCGCTACCATCTTTTCTGTTGTCGTTGCGAATTCACCTACTTCAATAATACCTTTAAGTGTATTATTATATGCTTCAGTCTTAACATATGGTATCTCTACAACAGATATATTAAGATTAGGCATTTGGTCATCTTCATCATAGTCTACAAATAAACAATATTCATCTAGTAGACCATTCCACCAAGATAACCACTTTTCTTTTATAGATATAGGCTTTTGGAATTTACCATACGCACCATAACCTATCTCAAAATCACAAAAGGTACGAGTCCAGGCTGAATATGACATTTTGCCTTGTCCGCCGACCCATAGTGCATGTAATTGACACCATATATCTACGTCACTATTGCCACGTGGTGTACCTGTTAGACCCCAAGCGTATTCAACTGTTTTACAAAGTTTATATATCAATTTGTGTATCTTCGATGAATTAGACTTTATTATATGACATTCATCTACAATTATTACATCCCATTTCTTTGCAAGAAGTACTACAGACATATCACCTATTGCCGTTCTATCTGTTACCAAATAGGTATTTTTCGGCAAGATTTTTTGAGGTACTATCTCTGGTTCCCACATCTTACGAATGGCATCACAAGAAGATATGATGAGTACATTTGTATTACCGTTTTTCTGTTTGTCTATTTCTTGTAATGCATCGATTACAGGATATGTTTTACCTTTTCCAGGCTCAAAGAATAAACAGGCGTGTTTCTTTGTCAGCAGTAGGTCTCTACCAATTTCTTGATATTGTTTACGCTTTAGTTTATATTCTTCGTATAGCATTTATATCTCTCCTTTTATCTTTTTAAGTATTAATTCTGCGTAGTCGTCATTGTCTATCACAAAGAATATACCACCGGCATTTCTTATCTCTTTGCCCACGATTTCTTGTGCCTTACGTTCGTCATCTATCACATTAATTTTTTTAGGCGTCTTTATTTCTAAGGCACAAAATATACCTATCTTGCCATCTTTGAACCAACCTTCTTTGAGCATTTGTCTTATGCTTTCTTCTGTGGCTGGTATACAGGCTATCAAATCTGATATGCCTTTTCTTGAGTACATATCTCCGTGAGTCTTAAAAACGAAGGCGTCACCATCTTTTAAGACTTTCTGGCACCTTCGTTGAATATTACTTTCTAATTCTGCCATATTTCATTCACCTCTATGTATTCTAATATATAATATCATTATCCTGAATAATCTATCGACAGACTCTATTCTATTAAGATATTATATATTAGAAATCGTTACAGCGATATTCTAATGTGATTTTTCATCTTAATTTTCGAGAATTAGACCGGCCCAGGTCAGTTGAGCCGGTCTATAGTTCGTTAGTTCGTTTCAGTTAATCTGCGAAATCTTGTTCCGCTGTAGTGAAGCCGCCGAGAGGTTCGCCATCTTCGAGTTTCTGCAGATTGTTAAGACCAGCACTTATTCCCTTGTTACCATTATTGTTGAACGCAAAGAAGTTAATACTTGCTCTGCCATAACAACCGCTGTAAAATTCTACGGGATTTATGATGGGGTTAAGTTCTGCGTCTACGATTTGAGGCTGATTTTTAGACGACACGTTGAGAATATAATGACCTGCTGCATAAGGCCAAATGTCAGCGAAAAGTTCGCCATCCTGATTCGTGTCTTTATCAGCGTCTTTGAGCGTGGTCTTGAGAACCGCCGGCAGTTTTCCACCGAATTTTGTTGCAAGACCTTTTTGTGCAGCTGCGTCAATGGCCTTTTTTATGCGGCCGATGGTCGCGACGTCTGTCTTGGGGATGAGCAGCATAACCGAGTATTTCGGAGTCTGCCCTTCGCCAAAAGTTCTGGCTTCGAAAACGTTTACGAAACTGAAGCGAACTTTGCCTGTTACTACTTTAGTGTTACGAGTTTCCATGATAATGTCTCCTTTGACTGTTATTCTTCTTCGATAGGTGTATCAAAATCGTTCCGCGCGATTTCGATGGTGCTAACCTCGGGTCTCCTATCAGTATCCGGGGCTAATGTCAGCTTACCCATTGGCTTTATAATATACTCTCCGCAGAGCTCATTGAATAGCCTTTTACCGACAATCTTTTCAAGATTCGTTATACCTTGTATTTCCGGTGGCTTCATAATCTCGTTTTCTTTGAGACCCACACTGAGTAATACCTCTTTTACTTTTTGTGCGTCGGTAATGATTCTATTGCTTCTGCCTTCGACTAATTTATAGCCGGGTATTTTAACGCCACGCATTAACTGACCTAATGCGTACGCCTGAACATCCTTAAACCATTCTATGAACATAGGTGCAATCTGAAGTATATTACTTATTTGCTCTACGCTCATATTTTGTACGAGATTCGCTCTATTGTCGACAATCTCGAACTCTTTCTGTGCGACCTCTAATTGTAGGTCTGCTCTTGCTTTACATTTACCTTTTAATTTACAGAAACGACATGCACTTTCTGTAGGTTGTAATTTACCTTCACCTTTAATTGCGAGCTCTGCTCTAGGCTTTACATAATGATAAGCCCACATGATTAAGTCTTTTACCATTACGCAATCTGTGTCTATATTATCAATTCTAGGTTGATAAATTGTCATAAATATTTTTTCAACATTCATGTCATAGAAAAATTCTCTACATACACCGAAGGCATATAATTTAAGCTGAGGATTATCTTTTGCCGTTACAGGCACGCCTTGACCGAATTTCAGGTCTATGATATGTGCACAACCTGTAACTCTATTTACAAGAATAGCGTCTGCTGTACCAAAACCTTCAGGTACAATATTTGAGAAATCTACTCTGACTTCAAACGCAACTTCTGTGTCTTCTCCGAGTTCATCAGACTTTTGTTTTACAAAGGAAACATAACCGTCTACGTATTCCTCAAACTCTTTATTGAAATATATAGAGGTTTCAGGATTTTTCATAAACTCTTCAAGTTTCTGTTCGTATTCTTCTTTTTGTATCTGATTGAACATATATGAGAGTTTGATATCTGCTAGAGCATGAGCGGCGATTCCTTCAGCTGCATATACACTACACTCATCAAGATGCTCTTCTCTTTCAAGTACTGCAGATGGTGTGCACGTTAACCATCTGTGTGCAGTAGAAGCACTCAATAAAGCATGCTTCTTTTCTGTCTGTCCTACATTGTTCATAGTAAATCCTCCAACGACACGTTATTTCTTTTTAGTCCGATTTTTAATTTTCTGATTGCCTGCTTCTCAATCTGTCTTATCCGTTCACGTGTTACGCCAAAATTCTCACCTATTTGTTCTAATGTCATAGGTCTATTATTATCTATACCATATCGCATTGTTATTACAAGCTCTTCTCTTGGTGATAATATTTTTTTAATATATTCGTGTAATATTCTTTGACTTTCTTTTGCCATTACGACTTCTTCCGGTGTAGGCGCAGGGTCTTTTATGAATTCTCCAAACTCTGACTCTTTTTCACCATCCTCTGAAATTACTTTACTCTCCAGAGATATAGGTTCTTGAGCCATTATTTGAAGATACTCTATATCTTTAGCTGTTAACTTTTTCTTCATCGGCTTCTCCTTTTGCGCATTTCAAGAATAGTAATTAGAGCATAATTAGCCAAGTCTAACAGAGTATCTTCTATGCTTTCATCTACTACTCTATTCTTCTGCGCCTTTCCGAGTAGATTATCGAGCCGTCCCAATTTATCGTGCATACGTATCAACATAGATACAGGACCGAATTTGTTATAGGTTTCGGTGGTCGTTTGACCGTAATCTCTACGTTTTCTTGCAAACGTTGCACTCATCTGTTTTGTAAGTCCATTGAACAAAGATATTTCTTCTTTGATACTTAAGTTGACACCTTTAATCTGTTTCTTCATATATTTTACCTCACTTTCCTGTACTTCCAAAAGCGCCTTCACCTCTTGTTTCCCCCAAGTCCTCTACAAATATAGGATACTGACATGGATATACTTCTATATAACCGAGTCTGTCTCCTTTTTCCCACGTGTATGTATCATTACTTATATTGTGTAGTATCATAGAGATTTCACCTGTATAACCTGCATCAATTGCACAACCTTGAATGAAAAGACCTTTCCTTGCAATACTTGTGCGTACCTGTAATCTTGCACTATGTCCATTTGGTACTTCTATACCAAAACCAAGAGGTACGACGATTGTTTGTCCCGGGCCCACGGTTCCTCCATAGACCATCTTTATGTCTGCACCTGTATCAGATACGTGTTTTCTTATAGGTATCTCTACCTCTTTATTGAACCGTATGAATCGTATATGCATATTATACCTCTGACGTTCTGACTAACTTTATTATTTTTATACCGGCATTGAGTAGAATTTCTAAACCTGTATCATCCCAGTAAGATTCCATAAACCATACCTCAACTATATTCGTACAGGCATTAACAATAAGAGAGGCACAGATAGCACACGGTTGCTTAGTACAAATAATAATTTTAGGTGTATTATCTATTATTCTGTTCTTTACAAGACAATTCATCTCTGCGTGCACACAAGAATATTTTTGTTTGCCATCACCTTTTGTACAAAGACAATCTTTGCCACCTTTGGGACCACCGTTTATACCTATACTGTATATCTGCATTAAATCTTCTGATACCAATATAGCGGCGGTCTTTTTATCTGTACATTTTGATAACTCAGCTTGTTCAACACAGAAATCTATGAGCACACTTTTCTTGTCTTTCATAATTCAAACCTCTTGCCGCAGCAGAATTTACCTTCTTTACATTCACCTTTAACACACGGCGGTAACATACCTACTACATATTCAGGTCCACACTCTTTCTCAATGGCATTATATATAAGTCTCATAACGTGTTGTGTCTCTTTTGTATTACGATTACAAAGACGAAGACTTATTACATATTGCCAAGCATCAAGATTGCCGCTGATGATGAGTGCTTTGCGTAGACCTTGAGGAAGTAGATAGCCTGCTTTATCTTTATCTACACCAAGAGTTAATAATTTTGCATACTCATTTTCTATATTTCTATAGGCTTCTTTCATAAGCTTACCGTGGTTCTCTGATAAACCTTCTGGCAAAACAAAATTATCTTGTCTGTTCTCGTAGCTACTGTATTGTGTACTCGTAGATACGAATGTCAATCTAGTAGCATGTGTTCTTAATTGACTCACACATTTTGTAGACAGACCGGTTATTGCTATTGTCAGATAGTTCATACGTTTTATCGTAGAATGAGGGAGTTTCAAAAGATACTCACTCGGAGGCGTATGTAAACTTTCTTCATATAACCGCTCTATGTCTGCCATAGAGTTTATCAGATGTCCACGTTGTGTAAGTCTTGCTAAAAATTTCGCCATACCGTTTAGATTATGGTCTAATATTTTTACTTCAATTTTGTCCATCTTTTGCCTCCGGAGGTAGAGGATATTTTGTGTTACATACTTCAAGCACATTCTTTAATTGCGCTTTTTCTTCTGGTCTTACAAGTTTAAGATTTATCTTTTCTACTTGTGCAACAGATAAACCAAATCTTGTGTCTACCAATACTATGTCACCTTCTTTTACATCAAGGTCACAATTATACGTAAAAGGTCCTGTAGTAAAGTACTTTGAGTATACATCTCTGAATCTTACTCTGATTATCATTTTTCACCGTCCTCTATAGGGGCATATTGTGGGTCATTATAATATTTATCTATGAGTTTGATGAAATCATCTTTACTCTCTAAATATTTGCCATCTTCAAGTAATCTCACGGTTACCATTACATTGAAAGCGATTTCTGCTACCGTCATACCTGGATACGTGTATACTTGATAATGTTGGCCATCGCTTAATACACCATACTGTAGTATTTTACCATTTATCTCAATTTTCTCGTTAAATTTTTCTTCCATTATTGACCGTTCCTTTATAATTTTTTGGTATATTATATTATATCCAAAATTCTCAAAATTATTCATTTGAGAATTTATGAATTTGTGATAGCAATGATTTTAGCCTTTTATGGCAGTGGCTACTTGTTCAAACACTAAAATTGCTTATATTGAGATAGGATAATTCCGCCAATAATTGTTCTTTTGAATAACAACAATCTGTACATCTCACGGCTCATTCTCCTTCTTTCGGCGTTGAAATATATATGTCATACGCTCTTTTTTCAGCCTTGATGCGCGGTTCAAGCTCAGTGCGTATCTTATATTTTAGGCTATCCACTTCATTCTCCAATTGCCTAAGTCGGCAATTCCTACATTCATCAAAACCCCAGCCAGTCCTATCCTTTCCTGTACATTTTCCATCTGTGCAAGGATTAAACATGCTCATTCTCCTTCATATTGATTTGCTCTTCTGCTTCGTAAGCATCTATAAGCCACATACTATTCCTCCTTTACGGGCTGTTTGAGCCAATCAATCACGCCTTTTATACAAGTGTCATGGTCAAGCCCTTTGGTGGCACAATCATCCTGATAGGCACAATGCCCGTAACAATATTCAGAGCCATTGCCGAGGTCGAAAATGTATTCAGCCAATTCCTCATCGCTCATGCTCCGTATGCGGTCGGCGTTGGTGGGGACATTTGTGTCGTTACCAGCTCGGCGGTTCCATGCGGCATCTGCTTCTTTCATACTCGGAAAGCTACGCGCAAATGTAGCTCCACAGTGATGGCACTTACGGACATAATGCGCTATAATTGCTGCGTCGTTGATATCTTTGACATATCGCGCTTCCATAAGTGCCTCTCTCCCGCAAAAAGGACACGGTAATAATGTGTTACTCATGGCTCTACCTCCATCTTGGCCCCACAGTTGGGGCAGTATTTGAACACTCCGTTCTCTATCCACCTGCCATTTTTATATCCAGAATAGAATAACTCCTCACTAAGATGAAAATTGCACACAGTACACCAATAACTCATATCTAAATCATCGTCGTTGCCGTATAGTTTCCACTCCCCTCGCACCACCGGCAACGGCTTTTTGTCGAGCACCACCAGCCGCCCGTCACGCTCTGCGGCGCAGATTTCGCGGAGACGGTCAATGGAGATGCCCTCAATCCATTCGACATGGTGTCCGCAAGCGTCATGAAGTTCTTGCCAAGTGACTCTACTGGAGTCTACTTCTTCGTGGCAATTTGTGCAGTACCAATATGCTATTTTGCTCACGCTCATTCTTCTACATCCTCTACAATATCAGCTTTGATTAGTTTATTTAATGTGTCGTATGGGAAATATACCTTAAACGCTCCCCGTGCCGTCTTTGCCCATTTTAGAAAACATTCAATGCTACAAAACTCAAAATTATCTATACACCAGCCATCTGATGAAAAATTTCTATTTGCGGTTATTACTGTTGACGGCAAATATCGCTTGTTGTTAGTGCTAATTTTATGTATTTCTTTGCCACAAATATCACACATAATTTTTGTTAGCACTTTTGTTGTTCTTCGAACATGTTTGTATTCACGCATTATTCTATTACCTCCTGTTCAAATTTACCGAAATTGCCGTTTATGTACATTTTGGTTGCCTTAAATTCGTTCTCGTCGTACACAAAAGCACAGTTAATGAATCCGTCTGCCGTTTTTGGGTGTACCACGCAAAACTTGTTAACGGCTTCTTCCCAACTATCTGCGTGGACTACTGTCCAACCGCCCATAAATGGCTGCGTTTCGTTGCTACCAAACGTGAAGTAGTATTTCACTTTATTACCTCCTTTGCCCAATCGGGCGTTTCTACATATTGCCAACTGTGTCTTTATTCGTGTTGTTCTCCTTATGTTTAACCATAAACTTTGCGCATTTATGGGTTTCTGGCGTGAGGAGGACAGTACAATTTGATAGATAACTACTATCCGTTATGTTGCCGTTTATCACAGTTAACCCTTCCAAATTGCTTGATTCGACAATGTTCATGTTACAAAAAACAGGCTTGTTTTCTAGACCTAATTTTTTAGTAACTTCAAAAGTTTTTTAATATATTTGTATTTGTATTTCATTCTATTACCTCCTCTATCTTAGTTTTCTTCAATGATGGCGTATATTTCTCTTCCTCCGGTGCCATCGGATTTAGGGAGGACTATTATTTGCACCGGATGCGTACAAGTGTTACAACAATATCCGTTTAAGTTATCTTCTGCGCTTTGGTCATTTTGACCATCTGCGAACCGTACAACCTGTCTATCTTTCATTCAGTATCACACTCCTTTAATCTAATTTTACGATGAACTTCCATTTGTACTTATCAATGCTTGTAATAATCATTGTCTTTTCTTATGCAAGACTGCACAAATACCTCTATCATTCAACCCGTCAGCCGCCGCCTCTTTTCGTACATCGTCGTACTTGTCGATATGCCCACAAGGGTTGTTCCAAGCGTCGACGGCAAGAAAGCGACTCCCGTCGTATGACCGACTGTTAAAAATCTGTCCGCGGGGTTGTCCACATACTGGACATACCCAACACAATTTGACATACATTCCGTATATGCCTTCGTGGTTGGCGTAAGCGGGAATGTATACTTGTTTTATTTCCTCTTTCATAATGCGCCTCCTTCGGGCGGATTGCTCACTGTTTACTCTCAAACTTAACCTTATTAAACCTCCTTAAAATGGTATTATTCCGAAATCTTTTTCATCGGCATTTTTTATTAATTGAAATAACTCGTATGTTACGATACAGTACACTTCTTTCAATGGCAGATAAGCTCCTAACTTCTCGGCAATCAGTTCGCTACACTCTTGCATTTCTGTTGTTGCTATTGCCAAACTTAGTCCTTTCATTGTATGTACCGCCAATAGTTCACCCTCGTTAATTTTCTTAATGTGTTTTGGCACTCTAAACAAATATTCTTTTGCATATTTTGTATCTTCGTGTTTTGCAAATACTGTTTTCATTTCTCCTCCTTGCCGTACTGCTCGGCTAAATTATTAATCATCTTAGTGAAATCGTTTACTTGAATATCTCCGAAGTATTCAACTCCATTGCTTCCGCAATAATAGTATCCAAATTGAGCCATACCAAATTTAACTTTCTCCGCAAACTCCTTAACCGTTTCGCTCTGCTTGCGGTAGCCTGC